AACGTCAATATAAAAGATTCTTCGTTCTGGCGCTCTACTGATTCTGTAGATAACCAAAGAATCTTCCATCATTCTTAATTGGTTAACAGGCTTAATTGCTTTGTGCAAGTAAGATAAAATTCTTTTCCTAGTAGGATCCAACATACCAGAAGTTGCATAAGCGATAGCATCTGGATGTATCTTAATCCCCTGATTAGAAGCATTCATCTTACCATCTTGAAACAAGAAGTATTCTTGCTGCTTCGTAATAATCATTGCACCAGTTTTAGGATCTTTTTCTTCTTCGACTTCTTTGACCTTCCTTAGCATAGTAGGGTCAATGTATCTTAATTCTTTAATACCATTCTTTGGAGACTTTTCATCAATAATAATGTGATAAGGTAGTCTTCCATCAACATACCACTTTCTGAATATATCATGTGCATATGAGTTAAAATTCAATAACTGTAATACTGTTTCAAACTCGTTCTTAACAGACTCTTTAATCTTATCCGAAATTTCCAACTTGTCCAGAATTAAGTTTACAGGAGCTTCATCATTGTCGCCCACAATAGACTCATTAACAATGTCTTCAATAGCAGCATCGGTTTCTGGTTGAGCCGCAATATCTCTATACTTAAATATTAAATCGACTTCATTCTTGGCTTTATCTCCATCTAAATCGAGATACGCACCAAAGTGGCCACCAGCTTGAATAACGCCAGAACCATCTTCTTCTGTATTGGGTACAAATGAAGGCCGGATTGGCTCTACATTACCCTTTCTCTTTATTTCAAAACCAAAAAAATCGGCCATATATATTTCCTCAAATAATATCAGGAGGGAATTTAATCCCTCCTTCTACTATATTTATACACCAAATTATGATGTAGTATCAGACTCCCAATACTGAACTTGCAGTTCAACCGTAAACTCTTCGATCTGGTTTTCAGAATCATAAGAGAGTTCAATTGCACTCACGTTCGTTGGGAAAGTACCACGGATATCATACTTCTTAGTGACTTCTCCAGCTTTATTTAATTGTTCTACAATCATGTCAGCCTGATAGTCAGTAGGATTAGATAGTCCGGTGTTATTATTATGGTTATTGATACCGTTCATCCATCTTTCAAAAGCACCACGAACACTAAAGTCAACATCGTTAATAACGGTTATTGACCATGGCTCGAATGTTCTGTCACCTGCAATCTGTAATTGTCTACCACGAAAAGGAATCATGATAGGACTAATTATGGAAGCAGGCATCTGAGCACCCTTCACTAAGAAAGAAGTTAATTCGACATCGCCCGCCGCATAACTAGGAAAGTTACAAGTAACTTTGAACATGTTAGCACGAGCACCACCACCAATTAGCTTGGATTTAAAATCATCTACGCCTAAAATTGCCATTTCTATTCTCCCTTATACGCCAGAGATTTCAGAGAAATCTACGCCGGTTCTTGTTGCCACAAAGTTAAGATTGATAAAGTTAATAGACCTTGCTGGCTTGATAAAAATATCAGCAACAAAACTATTAGTATCAATAACTTGACCTGTGTTGTTAGTAGTATCACACACAACTGAGAAGTCTGTAACACCCCTACGACCTTTTACGTCACGTAAGAATGGTTCAACCAAGTTTCTGAACTGTGCACGAGTAAACTCGTCATTGAATTCAAACAGTTGAGCTTCTGCAGCAGTTGCAATTGCCTTTTCCAGTACAATGAATAATCTTCTAACATTGATCCTATCGAAAGCAGATGGTCTCTTGAGCAAAGTTTTATCTCCAAATAAGATAGTACCCTGTCCTGGCAATGAAGTCAGTGGGTTAGTTCTTGCTTTATATAGAGTATCTCTATCAGCTTTATTAGGATTCCATGCCAACTTAGCAATACCTAGTAGTTGACCACGATTAACACCCGCTGGTGAGAACCATGCATCTGCTACGTCATCAGTATTAGCACATAGACCAGCAATGTGGCCTGAAGCACCAATCCAACGGTATACATCATTATACTTGTCATATACATAGACTGCTGAAGAATCTGCAGAAGCATATGAGGTTGAAGTCAATCCACCAACCCAACCAGTAACATCAGTTACGGGTGTAGATGAATTTACAGAGTCTTCAATAGGTGGTGAAACAAACGCCATACAGTCCTTTCTAGCATTAACTAGAGTGATAAGACTTCCTGCAATGTCTGAAGCGCCGTTTGCGTCTGGGTATGCAAATAGAAGATTAACATCAACAGTAGATGAATCTGCAAACAACTGTAAAGCTGTATCCATTTCGCCCACCGTAGGTGTATTATCATCAGTTCCACCGGATAGAGATGCATCAACTGCAGCTGTCACGGTAGTAAATGTTACCAAACTTGGTATTGCAGCACCGGAATCGGTTAATCCTGCAGGAGCAGCTAGCCATCTAATATAAGCAGATCGCGCATTAACCACGTCTTTATAATAATTAGAAGTACCGTCTGTACCCTTAGAATCAGAAGCTTGTGAAAGAAATTCAAAAGTCTCTAATACAGTTCCTATTTTACCCGACCATACACCAGTTTCATCAATTACAGCAATATGAAGTTCATCTGCTGCTGATGATTTACCAAGAGCTTCTGCATAATCAGAAGTGCCTGGTTGTCCTGGAAATGAACCTGCGTATGCCCAAGCGGCCCATGCTGTTGCATTTGCCGGACATACTGATACCTTAATACCGTTACCTAATTCGCCTGGATATTTTGCAACCCATGCTCCTTCGTTTACCGATCCTAAAGTTAAGTTATCATAATCTGAATCGTTTCCTACAAAAAGTCCACCGCCTGTTGCTGTAGCATTATCATGCCCAGTTTTAGCTCGAACGACCTTTAGTGCGCCACCATACTTCAAAAATGATGCTGCCGTGAGGAAAGATTTATACGTTTGGTAATCTGGTGTACCGAATGTTTCTGCTAGTTCTTTCTCTGAAGTTACAGTTACAATCTGTTCTACCGGACCCCAATTAAATGACCCAGTTGTTCCGCCTATAGAAGTAGATACTGCAGGTACTACACCTGTTGCATCGATTTCTCTAACCTGAACTCCCGGTGATACTTGAAATGCCATCGCTTTATCCTCTCATTGAGTTAGTTAATATGTTCTCATAATACGAATTTAAATCCGTATCATACGAATTTTCACTACTATTATTTATAAATAACCACATCCTATCGTAACAGATTGTCAAATGTATCACCCTCAAACCATATGTTATCATCACCTGGAAGCTTTTCTCCCTTAGGAGATTGATCAATATCGGGTGTAAAACCGAAGGGTAACATATCATCCTGTATTGCTTTTAATCTTTCTTTATATAACATATCTTTCATATTAATATCTGATATGCCTTCGAATATATCCGTAGTAACAAACCATGCAAACATAACTAGATTCATCATCAAATCATCGTGGTTAGAACCTATTGCTTGATAAGATGTCCCTCTACTCACAAAGGTACTCATTTCTATTATAGTGTTAGCATCTTTAATAACTAACTTACCCTGTTCTATTAAGTCCTTTATAGTGGAACAACCAATTCTTTTAACTCTCTTAGTCATTGTCGCACCAAGAGCATTAGCTTTAATTGACGATTCTACGAACATATTCTCGTATTCTAAATCATAGTATAGGCCGTTACAAACTACACCGCCTTGGTCATTACTTTCAACAATCACATATGCTTCATTGTAATAGTTAGCATATTTATAAATCAAATCGGGTAGCAGTAAAGGCGATATGTTATTATCTCTAAAACAGCAAACTTGTTGAAACGGCCTTTCCGAAACATCAATGACATTAAACGTAGAGTAGTCTTGTCCTCTACCCTTTGCAACATCTACTGTAATTATATAGTCGTGATTTTCTTTAGGCGAATCGTAAACCCATATGTTCTCTTTATACTCAATGGGTTCTACTGACTTCTGCGCTAGTAGATGATTAGCATCAATAAGAGTATTACCCCGACCATGAAATGTATTACCAAACTCTTGT